ACAGATAGTTCAGACACATCTATAACTACAACAGCTACAACAGATCTAGCTTTCTTAGCTCCTGACATGAAGATAATAGATTTCATTAATGGATTAGTTAACACATTTAATTTAACTGTTACAAGTTCTGGTTTAACTACATTTAAAATTGAACCATTAGATGTATTTTACAATAGTGGTATTGATTGGGACATCACAGAATACACTTCATTTGATACTATTACTTACGATAGGCCTAAGCTGTACAACAACATTAATTTTAAATGGCAACCTTCACAGTCATTTATGAATCGTGAGTTTTTTGATTTGTTCAAGCGTGAGTACTCAGACCTATCCGCTAACTTTGGTTATGATGGTGGTGACTATACTATTCAGTTACCATTTGAAACGCCTTTACATTCTAAGTTTACAAATACCAATTTACAAGTAGGTTATTGTTTAGGGACTGAACCTGAATATAAGAACTATGTGCCTAAGCCTACGCTTTTGTATATGTATGATTACCAAGATGTAAATATTTCATTCTATTTTGATAACGGTACTACGGTAAATCAGATAACTGGTTATGTACCATTTGGTCAAGATATGAACTTTGCTCAGGAAGATTATACTTTGAACTTTGGTAGTGAGTATAGTTCGTTAAGTTTAGATGTTGTTAACAATACTTTGTACAGAGAGTACTATGAAAGTTACCTACTGAATCTTTACAATTTAAAAACTAGAATCGTAACTGTTAAAGGTAATTTTCCATTGAATGAAATGACTTCTATTCGATTGAATGATAACATGATTATTAGAGATAAGAAGTACTTGATTAATGACATGAAACAGAACTTAGTAACTGGTGATGTTGAATTAGTATTGATTAGTAATTGGAGGGAAGCACAAGATTACAACCAATCGTTTGAGATTAGTTGCGCAGCTCAAACTTTAAATGTTGCGTTTAGTTTATCACCTGATACAACAATAACAATCGGTACACCTTTAGAAACTCAATTTGCTACACCTGATGATACTACTCCAGTAGGTGAACAAACAGTTGTATTTACTTGTACTGCAAATAGTGGATTAGCTAGGACAAATACATTTCCATTAACAATAGTTGTTCGTGGTATAACCTTACCTACTCAATACATAACTATACAACAAGATCGTTGTAGAGTACCTAGAATACTTGAAGGTAGTGGGTTTACAAATCAACGAGTAACTGAGAATGTACAAATAAGAGTTTCAGAATGATAAAGAATATTATAGATATGCTAGGCACATCAAAGTTTCACGCTACAAGTGAATCTATTGAGATTGCAAAAGGTAGGTACAAAATACCTAAAACATTTAAAGAGATGGTTAAACAAATAATTCGTGAGCAGCTATGGAAAAGAAAACAATAATAGTTGACGTTAATACGGATGATGGAGTAAAGTCACTAAATAGATTAGAGGCTTCATTTGAGGATGTTTACGGTGAGGTTCAACCATTAACAGGTAGGATTGGTGAATTAGAAGACCAACTATATGAAATGGCTTCGGCTGGTCAGCAAGGCACACAAGAGTTCACTCAGTTAGCTGCGCAGATTGGTAAGATGAAGAAAGTCATCGTTGATGTTGATATGGCGGTTGATGGTATGAGTGGAACAATGTCACAAAAGTTAGGCGGTTCTATTCAGGGTTTATCAGGTGGCTTTGAACTTGCTCAAGGTGTCATGGGTGCGTTTGGTGCTGAGAGTGCAAAGGTAGAAGAAGCTTTACTTAAGGTTAACTCAGCTATGGCAATAGCTCAAGGTGTTCAATCGGTAAGGGAATCTATACCAGCTTTCAAGGCATTAAATGCTGTGTTAATGTCTAACCCAATTGGTTTAATAGTAACAGCGTTTATTGCTCTAAGTGCTGCTGCGATGTACTTTGCTACTAAGGCTAACGCTGAGGTCATTGATGCCTTCAATAAGTCAAAGGCAGCTAGTGAAACTTATCGTAAGCAATTAGAAAAGACTGCTCAAGAACAGAATAAAATAAACGATAAGATACTAAAAGATTTAGATCGTGAAGCCGCTAGACGTATTGCGATGGGTGAAGATGCGTCTAAAGTACAACGAGAAATTAACGCTGAAAAGATTAAGACTTTAGAGATTTCACTAGAGCAAGATAAGGCAGAGGTAAGGATATTAAACAGCGAGAAAGAAAAGTTAAAGGCTTCACAACAGCAGACTAAAGAAAAACTACAACAACAAATACTTGCAGCTAAACAAGCTATTATTGATGATAAGTTAGGAATTTTTCAAGCACTTAATATTAAGAAAATTGGTGACGCTTTAACTCAGATAAAAGAGATTGACAAAGAAACTGAGAAACAACTACAGGCAACTAATGCTCAACTTACTTTACGTAACCAAGAAATAGAAACGAGTGAGGATGCAATTAACGATTTAAAGACTGCTCAGATAAGTTTAAATACTGAAAGTAATAAAGCTAATGATGAAGCAGCTAAGAAACGGAAAGAAGAACTTGCTGCAATAGCTGAGATTAACGCAGGTAAACTTGCGCTAGAAACTACATTCTTACAAACGAAACGAGCAGAAACAATAACGAATAATGCAATTGATTTAGACCTTTTAAAAACTCAAGCAGACGCTGAGAACAAAGTTAAGGAGGCTAAGAGAAAAGAAGATGCAGATAAAGCGAAGGCAGCTAAGAAAGCTCAACTAGACGCTGAGTTAAACATGGCAAAGTCAGCACTTGGTACGCTTGGTGAATTAGCTGATTTGTTTGCTGGAGATTCTGAAAGGTCACAAAAGAAAGCATTTAATATTAAAAAAATTGCTGCCATTGCTCAAGCTACAATCGACACATATCAAGGTGCTGCAAGTGCATTTGCTCAAACACCGGGAGGTGTAGTAATTAAATCAGTTGCTGCTGGTATAGCAACAGCTGCTGGATTAACAAGAGTTGCTGCTATTGCTAAAACTAAATTTAAAGGCGGTGGGGGTGGTGCGTCAGGTGGAGGTGGTGGAGGTGCTACAGGCTCGGTATCATTACCAAGTGAAAGTACACCAGCTAACTTTAACATAGTAGGTAACTCTAATACTAATCAGTTAATGGAGGGCTTACAAAATAACCCTGTTAAAACATATGTAGTAAGTGGTGATGTTACAAGCGCACAGTCACTAGATAGAAACCAAATTAAAACAGCAACCTTATAAAATAGTTATTTAAAAAAGTATAGATATGAAAAAGCCTATTGAAAAATTTAATGAATTTTTATTTAATAAAATAAGTGTAGAACTTGCAACAGGTCAAGAGGTAAAGTCTGCTAGTGAAAGCGTTAAAACAAATATTAGAGTAGTCGAAGCAATAGTAGCTGATTACCTAAAATTAAAAACTCAGTTTGATAATAACGGTAAAATGCTTATTACAAACATATACGAAAAGACAGCTAATGACTACGCTGAAAAAGCAAAGCAATTAGGGTTAGATGCAAATGAAAATCCTAACTACAAAATATTGCTAGAAGAAATAAAAAAGGGAAAAGATTTGCATTCAAAGGTTGCTAAATACTTTTTATAATGGAAAAAATACAAGAAATTGAGTTAACAATAAAATCAGCAGATGATGGAGTGTTTGCTATTTCATTAGTTGACCAACCAGCAATAGAAGAAAACTTTGTTGCACTAGCAGCTCAAGATGTTGAGTTTAAAGTAGTCGATGAAGAAAGAAGAATTGTTGTAGGATTTGCTCTAGTTCCTGAGAAACGAATTTTACGTTTAATGGGTGGTAAGAAGTTCAACATCTACTTTACTAAAGAAACGGTTGCACAAGCTGCTGAGGACTTTATGAAGAAAATGATGTTAAAGAAATTTACAACGGATCATGAAGAAAAGGTTGACGGAATTACAGTTATCGAATCATGGGTTGTAGAAGATGCTAAGCATGACAAATCTAATCTTTACGGACTAGGTGCTAAAGGTGGTGAATGGGTTTTGATGTCCAAGATTGATAATAATGAAGTTTGGGATGAAGTGAAAGCTGGTAAGTTTAAAGGATATAGTATAGAGGCTCGTTTTGATGGGTTTGAACAGTTACAAAGTAAAACAGAAACAATGGAAGAACAAATTATTAAAGAATTGAATGCGGTGTTGTCAAGTCAAAAGGTTGAGTTAAAAAGCATTGATAAATTTAGAAGTGACTATTTAAAAATAGGTAGTGCTAATACTGCTAAATATATGCAAGAGTTAACAAAAATACAAACACAAGTTTTAAAAGGTATAAATGATTCTGGTGACTATAAAGAAAAAATAGATAATGTGATTAAAGGACTTAATTCATTAGGATTAACGGATGAAATTAAAGATTTCCAATTCTTAAAAAATGATATTCAAAATGATTTTGATGAATTGGTTTTTATAAATGAAAAGTTAAAATCAATCGGAGCTTAACCCATGCCAAAAATAATTAAACCAAAACTTAAAGACTATCTAAAGAAGTCAGGCGGTGAGGGTGTAGGCTCTTTAGTAGGAGGTCACACAAGTACAATAGTAAGAATAGTAAGAAGTTGAATTTACAACAGAATATAAATTAAATAGTTAAATGATTATGAAGGAAACAATCAACACAATCCTACGCAAAGTAGGTTTAAAAGCAGTAGAGGTTAAGCTAGAGCAAATGAAACTAGCTGATGGAGTTACTGTTATCGAAGCTGAATTATTTGAAGTAGGCCAACCTGTTTTTGTAATTACTGAAGACGCACAAATAGCACTTCCAATCGGTGAGTACGTTTTAGAAGATGAGCGTGTATTAGTAGTTTTAGAAGAAGGTTTAATTGCTGAAATTAAAGAGCAAGAACAAGAAGTTGAAGAAGTAGAAGAAGCACCAGTTGCTGAAGTACCTGAAACTGAAATGGCTCAACCACAAGCACCAACTGCTAAGAAAGTAATTGAATCAATCGTTAAAGAAACTCAGTTTTCTTCAAGCGAGAAAGATGCTAAGATTGCTGAGTTAGAAGCTAGAATTGCTGAGTTAACTAAAGTTGAGTTATCAGATGATGCTCCTGCTGCTGAACCAATTAATCACAACCCTGAGAATGCACAACCTATTGAAGTGTTTAGATATGCTAAAAATAGTGCGCAGTCTCCACTTGATAGAGTATTAACTAAATTATATAAATAAATTATGCCAATTACAACTTCAAATGATGTATTGAGAGTTAGAAAACCTCAAAGTACAGTAACAGCTTCAACAACATTTACTGCTGCTGACGCTGGTAAAGAATACAACATCGCTACTGATGCACTTGTACTTACTTTGCCTTTAATCGATGCTAATAACATCGGTATGACTTTCACATTCCGTAATACGGGTGCTGATGGTAACAACCTAATTACATTAGCTCCTAATGCTTTGGATGGTTTCAATGGTTCAATTGCTAATGCTGCTGCTGATTCAGTTGCTTCAGGTGTTGTTGATAAAGACCTTGTAAACACTAAAGCTACTGCTAACAACGGAGATTTCGTAACAATTACTGCGGTTGCTGCTACTAAGTGGTACGTAACAGGTGGTGTTGGTATTTGGGCTTCACAAGCTTAATCAAATTAAATAAATAAATAAAAGAAATGGCTACACAAACTAACATGACAACCAGCTATGCTGGAGAATTTGCTGGCAAGTACATTGCTGCTGCAATCTTGTCTGCTAACACAATTGAATCGAACTTAATTACGGTTAAACCAAATATTAAGTATCGTGAAGTATTAAAGAACATCGCAGTTAACGACATCGTTAAGAATGGTGGATGTGACTTTGATCCAACATCTACAGTTACATTAACTGAGCGTTCACTACAACCTGAATCATTAAAAGTAAACTTACAACTTTGTAAGGCTGATTTCCGTTCAGATTGGGAAGCGGTATCTATGGGTTACTCAGCTACTGATGTAATGCCTAAGAACTTTGCTGATTTCTTGATTGCACACGTAGCTGCTAAAGTTGCTGCTAAGATGGAAACAACTATTTGGTCAGGTGTTAATGCTAACCAAGGAGAATTTGATGGATTTGAAACGTTGTTAGCTGCTGATGCTGCTCTACCATCTGCTCAAGAAATTGCTGGTACTACTGTTGCTGCTTCAACTATCTTAGTTGAATTGCGTAAAATTATCAACGCTATTCCTGACCGTTTATATGGTTACGAAGGATTCGCTATCTACTGTTCACAAGCTATCTTTAAGGCTTACATCCAATCATTAGGTGGATTCGGTACTTCAGGATTAGGTGGAAATGGTGTTAACGCAATGGGTTCAATGTGGTACACAGATGGATCTGTTTCTGTTGATGGTGTTCCTTTGGTAATGTGTAAAGGTATGACTTCAACAGTTGCTATCGCTACTTACAAAGACAACTTGTATTTCGGTACTGGTTTGTTGAATGACCACCAAGCGGTTAAAGTTATCGATATGGAGGACATCGATGGTTCAGAAAATGTACGTTTCATCATGAAGTTTACAGGTGCTGTTAACTACGGTAACGTTACTGACATCGTTACTTACGGTATCACAAACTCAGCTAACTAATACAATTGATTAATTAACTTAAGAGGGGAGGTAAAGTGCCTTCCCTTTTTTAATATATAGAAATTATGCCATGTGATTTAAGTTTAGGAAGATTACTTCCATGTAAAGACACAGTAGGAGGATTAAAAGCTATTTTCTTCATGAACCAAGGGGACATGACAGGAGTAACTTATGATTCAACAAATACTGATGTTATTGAAACCGTAACGGGTACACCTAGCGGTTATAAGTATGATTTGAAAGGAGCTGCTAGTTCATTTGAACAAACAATTGTAACTTCAAGAGATACGGGTACTACTTTCTTTGAGCAGACTTTAAACTTGACGTTGACTAAGCAAGATATTGCTACTCATAAGCAAGTGAAATTGTTAGCTTACGGAAACCCTACAGTTATTGTTGTAGATAATAACTCTAACTATTTTATGTGCGGTTTAAAGCATGGAATGGATGTAACGGGTGGTACTATTACAACTGGTGCTGCTATGGGTGACTTAAGCGGTTACACATTGACACTTGTAGGAATGGAGCCAGTACCAGCTAACTTTATGGAAGCTACAACAGATGCTTTATTAACTACTGCTGGAGTAACTATTGTATTAGGATCATAATACTACTTTATTGACTTGAACCCCTACCAACCAGTAGGGGTTTTTTGTTTTTAAAACAGTTTTGCTACTTTTTAGTTATAATAGTATATGTTAGTATTACAACAATCTGCTTCGTCGCAAACGTTTAAAATTATCCCTCGGTTATTCGTTGCGGATAGTATGATTATTACAGATGAGATAACTAGAGATTCTATTACTTAC